AATTTTACCGACTTTCAGGAGTTGGACCGATTGCCATGTTTTAGAGGGGTATCTAAAACTAATCCAATCATCATTTTTAAAACTACTCCAATCATCTTTATTAGTATTCATTATATAATTATACACTATATTATATTATACACTTAATTTCTTCTACGTCTTCTTGTTTTACGTGATTTTTTGGTTCTTCTTACTTTTCTTTTAGATTTTCTTCTAGTTCTACGTCTTTTGCCACCATATAATTGACTATATCCTTGACCATATCCTTGATCCATGTCTGGTTGACTACCATATTCTTGATCCATGTCTGGTTGACTACCATATCCTTGACCTATATATTGTTGACTACCTTGTTGATTATCATATCCTTGATCCATGCCTGGTTGACTACCATATCCTTGACCCATATATTGTTGACTACCTTGTTGATTATCATATCCTTGATCCATGCCTGGTTGACTACCATATCCTTGTTGACTACCATATTGATCTGTACCAATCATACCACGTTGTCCTGAACATTGACCATTGGATGGACCTTGATCTGAACCATTTATAATTACTACTGTACCACTGTCTTTACCTCTTACAACTACAGGAGCCGAAGGAGGTATAGTAAACAGTCCACTTCCTTTTTTTCCTTTTCTACCTTTTTTTTTAGTAACTTTTTTTCTATTTTTAGGTGGCATATAAAATATATACATATAAAAATTATTTTTCAAATAAATCGGTTAATCCACTATTTACTACCATTTTTGAAATACCCAAATCCCATCCGTAAAAATGATTTATGATTGTCAACAATGATGTAACTAATATTATATCTATTAGTAAACTAAATTTTTTCCCTTTCATGTTAGTATATGAAAATATATTATTATTCTTCTATTTTTTCCTCCAAATATAATTTATCAATAAATTTATTAATTCGTGTATAATCTAATTTGGATATGTCGTAATTACCTAAATAATCTAATACCTCAGTATCAGATACATTATTTTCTCGCATATTCAAAAAGAATAATATCATATCTTTCTTATCTAAGTCTAGATTTTTACATATTTCTTGCAAAAATAATGAATTATTATATTCGGTGGAATATTTGGTTAATACTTTTGTAAAACGAATATCCTTAAATTGGGTAGTTGATGTATCTAACGTATTATGCAATAAATGATTATTTTTCATTGTTTTTATCAAGGATGTCATTTCATTTAATTGCCATATTTGTTTTTGAAATGTTATTCTATCAACATAGTCCGAAAAACAAATATTATCTAATACAGATCTATAAAAAGGAATAATTAATTTATTATCATATTTTGGAAATACATCAATTATATTTTCATGCCATAATAGACCTATAATAGTTCTGTCTGTTTCATTTATAATAGATAAATGATCATCAATATTTATATTATTCTTAAATAATTTAATTAATATATCTTTTGTATCTTCATTCATATATTTATCAGGATGACACGAATATAATATTTTTATTAATAAATCACTTGATTTTAAATATATAGAATGTAATTGTTGTAATCTTCGTAAATCTCCCTTTATATAATCTATTATTTTTTCAATATTTTTGTTATCATTGGTAATATTCTTATCAAATAGTAAATGAATTATTTCATTCATTTGTTTAGTATTTGGCAAATTCAATGTAAATGAATTACATACTTTTAACATTTCCTTTATTTTTTTATCCGTATGATGATTACCAATACAAATTATTGGATTATTTGTTATTTCTTCTAACTTCTGTTTTTTTGTTTTCTTAGGTCTAATTAATTTGATCAATGCATTTATTCCCCCCTTATCTCCGTTATTCATGCCGTCAATTTCATCCATTACTATAACAATTGGCTTATTTTTTTTGTAAAACATATCTATAATATTTCTATCCGCCATATTATTTTTGGTAATAGTTTCTATTACTGATTTATTTCGTATATCACTTGCATTGTAGTAAATCATATCATACTCCAGCTCTTTTATTATTTCATTTATAAAATAAGTTTTACCAGTACTAGGTTCTCCATATAAATATATACCTCTTTTTTGTGTTATATCATTACGTGTTGTATTAAAATTTTTCAAGAACCCCTTTATTTCTTCTTTTATGCCATCTCTATTTAATATTTTATTAATGTTTATATTTTCCATATTACTATTAATATAGTATATATTATTTAGGTTGATTTTACGTTTGTTATTAATGTTTTACATTTCCCCGAATTGTACGTATTGGTTAAATACTTTATATACTCCATATATGTTTTAAATCTATTATTTTTGTAACGTATTTTAGTGTTATGGTTATTTAAAATATAATTTAATATGTGTTTGAATAGAAAACTTCTATCTCCGCGAATTATCCATCTAATATAATTTTCATAATTATATTTTGGAATTCTCTCCATGATTGAAGTTTGTTGATATAACTCTTTGGTTATTCTATACTTTAGTCTATCTAACCGTTCTAGTTCAGTTGAATCTAAATACATTACAATTATACGTATTATGTCTGGAGAGAAAGTTGTAATATAATAAAATATATTCATTATTATATTGTATTATAATTTATTTATCGGTGCTGCCTCCGTCTTCGCAAACTTTTGAATTATTTGTAACTCCGTCCCATGTTACATTACAATTTTTTGCCCATTTATATTTTCTGCAATCTCCAGTGGAACCTGTCCATTGTTCTGTAGAAAAATCCATAGATTTATCGCAACTACTTTTACCTAAATCATGTACATTAAAGCATTTTTTTATTCCACCTTCTTTATCTACTCTATCTATCCAATAATCAGGACATTCAGATATAATAGGAGGCCATTGTTGATCATTTCCTCCAGTATATAATAATATACCGATTAACAATATTGCAAATATTAATAACCCGATTGCTGTTCCCAATACTTTTTTTTTAAAATCAGCCATATACTTTAATTGTATATTTTTTTTTATAAACTTAAAGTATATGGAAAATATGGATAAAAGTTTATATAATGGCCGTATAAATATTGTTACACCAGATACAAAAACCCAATTTGCATTATATGATAAAATACCAGTAAAAGTTGATGCTTTTACTGATGCATTAACTGGTAATATTTATAATACTTCTTTATCAGATGCCTATTTTTCTAAAGCTAATATTCAAATGATACAAAATCAAATTAGATATGGTATATATAATGTAACGAATGAACAACATATAATAGGAGAACAAGACAATGATACATTGAAAGTAATTATGCGAAGTATATTTTTGCAAAATTCTCTTAATCTAAAATGTAACATTAAGGGACAAATTAAAACATTGAACCAGCTGGTACTAAATTACTGTATTCCACAAATTTACGGCGAAATTCAAGGATATGTGAAATTTAAAGAAGATATTAGTACTTTAGCTACACCTATGGCCCGACCAGCTATGACTTCACAAAGCAAACAGTTAATAATGAAACCATGGTTTTAAATCAACTAAAATTAGAATAATATATATTTAAATATATATATATATATTATTGATGATAGAATATAAATTTAAAACTATAGATAAGGCAGCATGGTATATATATAATGCACTCATTCATGATTTCATACACGATTTTAATAATTACGGTAGAATGGGTAAAATTCAAATATATATTCAAGCTTTATATAAAGATGTGACTGCGTCTGTTGCGGGAAGAGGAGGAGGAGGAAACAAAAATTATAATAATTTAGTAGGAGGAGATGATGACGTTATTACTGATGTAGACAAGGCAGATACAGACTTTGCAGCAGTTATTGATGAATTTTGTGATGATGAAAGTATTTCTTCGGATTATATTATGAATAGTAATATTACTGATACAGGTTTAAAAACTGCCATTTCAAATAACATTGTAATATATAATACGTTAAAATTAAGACCTCATATGACAAGAAGTAAACTGGCTTTATTACAACAAATGGAATCATCTATAAAAGAAATTATTTTAGTCATTATTAGTAGAATTAACGATATCAGTGAAATATCTGGTAGTGGCGGAGGAAAAGGCCCAAGAAGATATAATAACAACGGGGGTGGTGGAAATAGAGCTATAGATAATATTAGTAAAGAAGTTATATTAAATACAATTGATACTATTATACATGAAATAAGTGACGAATATGTTAAAACTAGAAATGAAAATTTAATTTCTTTATTTCAAATATTTCTATTTATAAAAAATACATTTTATCAGTTAGACATACAAGGTATTTCTCCATTAGAAATATTAAATAATAGTTTAATAGCAGAATGTACAACCTTTTTTATTTTATGTAATCCTTTTACAGCAAAGAAGAATATACATTCTTATTCAAAAATAATTTTAAATTTGTTTATTTCTAAGAATAAAGCAAAACCTTTAATACCACATATGAACTCGGGGTTAGATGTGCCAACAATTATTGGTGATCAATATTTCAGACAATCAGGTACAGTTTATGGTGGCGCATCAGGTGGTGCTTTTACTGCAAAAACATATAAAGCATATGTAGGGCAGCTTGCAGATTTAGACAGATATATTGAGGAGTATTATGCAATAAATATAGAAACTGTATTTGCTGGTTCTGATCATAGTATATATGCATTAAAAAAATTATACATAATGGGCGATTTAACAGTTACTCCTGATGTAATAAAGTCGGCGTATGAGTCTTTTCACGAACATATGCGTCCTGCATTTCCTATTATTTTAGGTGAAAGATGGACATCATTTACAAATAAAATAGACGAGCTTCATGACAGATGGAATGGGGCTTCCGACAGACATAAGCAAGCAACAAAAAAAGCATATTATGATAGTATTACTGATTTTATTTTTGTTAAAGTAATAAATACATATAGTGATGTAAAACAAAAATCTGAGGCTGCATCATCAGCTAGTGGTTCATCAAGTGGATCGTTATCGCCCGTGGCAAGAGATAGCGTACAACGTATATCAAAATTAGTAGCAACAAAATCACTAGAATTAATAGATTTAAAAACTACTACGGATGCTGATTTAAAAGCTCAAATAGACATAATAGGCGAAGTAGCTAGTGGTTCTGGATATAGTAGTGTTGATGATAAATTATTAGCTTATTTTCAAAGAACAAGAGCGGGAAGAAAACATATTAAAAGTAAAGGATTAGCAATTTTAGCAATAACAAACGTAGTAACAAAAACACCTGGCGTAAAAAAACAAAAAAAAATTAGAGTTATTAATAATGCAATAGAGAGTGCATTAAATAAGTCTATGGGTACAGTAGACTATGTAAAATGTCCAACTAGTTCGGTATGTGATGGTATGGGAACTCTCGCTAATTGTTCACATAAAGAATTAACATCTGCTAAAAAAGAATATTACCCAATGGATTTTGAATTATCTGATCCTG